GTTCATCCAAATATAAAACATACAGTTGTTGATATAAAACATATTCTATTAGACGCATATTTGAAAACATATGAAAAGTATTTGAAAAAAATACTTGGTGTTCTTCATCATGAAGGTAAGCAGAATATATCAAAGCAAGTATTAAACGGGCAATTACCATTTGAATATATGATTATGAGTGATGATTATTTTATTACGAATTTGGATATTTGGGTCTTGGCAGAACATTTCAAATTGCCGATTGTATTTTTGGCGAATAGAACATTGACACTGAACGAAAATGGGAAGGATGTGTTGTGTATGTATCGTGCGTCTGTAAATGGAAATGGAAATTACATGTTTATTAAACCACCGACTTTTAACCGAAATATTAATACAAATTATGATGTTATTCCGGCATATAAGTTGATTGCTTGTGATGGGCGTAAATTATTGAGTGCTGCGGATGCGTTAGTGGATAAAATAAATATGGGTTATATTTCATTGAGAGAATATATTTCGGAAGTGCGAGTGGAAGAGCAAGCGCAAGCGGAAGCAGATGCACAAGCTCAAGCGGAAGTGTCTGTCATACCACAAGAGTCAAAGATACCACAAGAGTCAAAGATACCACAAGAGTCAAAGATACCACAAGAGTCAAAGATACAAGAGTCAAAAATACAAGAGTCAAAAATACCACAAGAGTCAAAGATACCACAAGAGTCAAAGATACAAGAGTCAAAGATACCACAAGAGTCAAAGATACCACAAGAGTCAAAGCCTAAGAGAAAACTAAAAATTGTTAAAAAATAAAATATACAAATAAAAAAATATAATGTAAAATTATTACATTACATTTTCACATATTTCATTTTCACATATTTTATTTTCACATATTTCATTTTCACATATTTCATTTCTATTTACATAACAATATATATTTACACAACAACATCTATTTACATAACAACAACTAAAATCCAGCATCATAATCTTCAATAGAACCCATATCGGAAGCAACAATATTAGAAATATTGTTTTCAATTGTAATATTTGGAATAGAGCATTTTTCACCAACATTACCCAAATCCAATTTATTTTGAATCATCTCTTCCTCATTCATTTGTTCGTCGTCCAATTCTTCAGACACAACACTCTTCATCTTATCCATATCCAACACCAATTGAAACGCGCTCGTTCCAAAATAACCTTCTTGTCCGCACATCACATTCGCAGACACACCACGCATAGTATCCAATTCACCATGACGCGCAGCCTTCAAGAACATCTCCGGTGTTTCTTCAAACGACGCCTTAGCAATTGGCCCAATATTGTCACCATTAATACCATGTCTGAATATAGAAACCATACCATTTCCATCGTTACATGTCATTCTATCACACAATACAGTCAAATGATGATAATTGATATATGTGCTATCAAACGCTTCACTAATTTCATTCAATATACATTGTCTCGCAGCTTCAATACCAAGCACACGATACACTTCTTGAATGTCGTTCGTAACTGTTCTACTCGCGTCAATATAGTCCAGAGCAAGAACATCCAATAAGTTTGTGCCAACAGTATCCAACACCCATGTATCCTTCTTCACATACAACCCATCTTCTTCCACAACACTATCAATCACCTTTCGCGGAATAACACGTTCAATATTTTTCACACCACGCAAAATCAAATTATCAAGCAAGTTGTCTTGAAATGTCTTCAACAAGTAAATCTCATCTTGTTGGTCAAGTGGGTTTTGCGTAGAAACGCCAGCAGACTTCTTCTTAGTTACTGGAATCATTAAACGCAAGCGAAATACCAAACTGTCCGCATTATAGTCACTAAACACGCACGACACTTGTTGGTTATATGCGTTCTTAATCGCAAAATGAATATCATCCATCGTCAAGTTGCGTTCCAACATTTCCTCCACATTCATCTCCATACGAATAATCCACTTGGACTTCTTCGCACTATCATCGTTATTATCTCCACCAATACATTCTTTCATCATGTTTTCAAACTCATAATATTGCGTCATAAGTGCTTCATCGCGTTCAATCAATGTAGCAAGGTCGTTCGGGTCATAACAAATCTCAATTGTATCTACAACGGCTCTCAAATTCGTGTGTTCTATACGATGCATGTATTTTTGCGCGTTTTCTTGTTCTCTCTCCTCGTCCGGCTTCATAAAAATCGTGCATGATGGGTTTTTAGGATTGTCAGACAATGATAATATTTCTTCAATTCGCGGCACACCACGCGTAACATTAGACTTGCTGGCAACACCCGCAAAATGAAATGTGTTGAGTGTCATTTGCGTAGTGGGCTCACCAATAGACTGTGCCGCAATAATACCGACCATCTCTCCTGGTGCGACAATCGCCTTCTTATACATATAAATGATTTGTTCTATAAGAACAGTCAATGCGTGTTTATTGAAACGCTTCACCATCAATAGTTCTTTGGGTGTCAAATAATAATAATATAGCGTTTCAAACAAACGGGTTGGCTTTACATAATGGATTTTCATCAGTCTTTCAAACCCGCTATCAATCATGTTATATGCTTCCAATGGCGTAATATCCACAAGTGATTTTGCGTTTATCATTTGTTGCCCTTGAACGTTAGAGATAATATACGAAAATGCGACTGGGAGATGGACGGAATGATTATCCTTCTTCTTGAATACATTTTCGGCAATGTGTTGTCGCGAGCTCAAAATAAAGTCAATCATATCCTTGCTTCGCTTCATCAAATCATCATGTTGTCCGCTTAGACGACTTTTTGCCGCATTGGTATATGATGTAGTGAAGACATCCGCCGACTTCTTAGAATCATCCGATGGCGCTTGAAAATGCGCGTATATTTCTTCCAACGACATTTTCATCAATGGAAGCGCTTGATTTTCAATCTTTACCGTGTCAAACCCGTCTTCACCATATGCGAACTGGATAATCTTTCTCTTGTTATTTCGCACAGTCATATCGTATTCAACCTTGATGTCTTCCAGACCTTTCACAAGACGGCGTTGAATATAACCAGTCTGACTGGTTTTAACGGCAGTATCAATAAGACCAACACGACCACCCATAGCATGGAAGAACAATTCTTCGGGAGTAAGACCCGAAATAAACGAGTTTTCAACAAATCCTCTCGCACTTGGAGAGTCGTCATATTTCGTAAAATGTGGCAATGTTCTGTCTTCAAAACCATATGGAATACGCTTTCCATCCACATTTTGCTGTCCCAAACACGAAATCATCTGTGAAATGTTAAGGTCACTACCTTTTGACCCCGACTTCACCATAATAACAAAACGATTGTCTTTACTCAAACTGTTTAGACCGATTTTACCCGACTCGGACGACGCCTGATTGAGGATATTGTTGATTTGCGTCTCAAACTCCTCTTCGTCGGTTTTACCCGTCTTGTTCTCAAAAATACCCAAATGTGTCTGGTCTATCAAGTCATAGACTTCCTTCTTCTTTTTCACAATGGCTTCATTAATGGCTTCGTTTGTTTTCTTATCGGCAATCAAATCACTAACACCAACACTATACGCGCTGGACTTCATATATTCGGTGATGATACCTTGAAGACTGTCTACAAACTCGGAACCCTTCATATTGCCAAAGTCGTTACATACGCGCTGGAGCAAACCTTTGCCGCCGTCAGCAAGAACACCTTTATCCATTTGTCCGCGCTTGTATGTGCCGTTTTCAATCTCAACAACATTGTTGGACGTCTTGTAGTCTTCGCTATCTTTATAACTGTTTGTTTTATATTTCAATGACATCGGTGGCAGAATTTGTGAAATGAGGTCAAAATTGGTGATTTTTCCATTTTCAACCGCTGATTTATTTATTTTAGTTACATCTACTTTGTCGTAGTTCATAAGCAGATTCATCGCCTGTCTTGGCGTGAAATTAATGTTTTCACGCGTGAAACGATATGAACCCAATAACGAATCTTGGAAAACACCAATAATCGTCTTATTATTTTGTGGGCTGATAATTTGCCAAGTGGTTGCGGCTAAATTAATCAGTTCGGACTCGCTTTCAATGTCCTGTGGCATATGTAAATTCATTTCATCCCCATCAAAATCCGCATTATATGGCTTTGTATTTGAAACATTCATTCGGAAAGTGTCGCCGACTGGCATTACGCGAACGATGTGACACATCATAGACATACGGTGTAATGTTGGCTGACGATTAAATAAAATCGCATCACCATCCAACATATGACGATGAACGACATCACCGTATTCCAATGACAAGCTGTTTCTATCTACATATCGCAATGAGATGTTATTTCCGTTTTTCCTTTCAAGGATTTTCGCACCTGGATATACATCTGGGCCATTCTTCACCAATCTCAATAAGAACATTTTATTCATTTTATTGACAACAATTGGCTTTGTAAGGTTCATCGCAATTTTAATTGGCACGCCCAATTCACGCATAGACAAGTTCGGGTCTGGAGTAATAACTGAACGAGCACTAAAATCAACACGCTTACCCATTAAATTGCCTCTGACACGCCCGGCTTTTCCATTCAAACGCTCTTTAATGGATTTTAGCGGTCTGCCTGACCTTTGTGCGACAGTATTTACACCTGAGATTTTATTATCAACAAGAGTAGAAACGAAATACTGAACCAACTTAGACCATTCGTTAATAATTGCGGGTTTTGCGTTTGACTTGATTTTATCTTTTAATGTTTGATTTGCTTTTATAATATTTACCATAATATGAGTTAAATCGTCTTCACTGCGTTGTTGCGAGTCTTGCTTGACAGATGGACGCACAGCCGGTGGTGGAACCGCAAGGACTTGGCAAATCATCCAATCTGGACGAGACCAAATAGGACTGAAACCCATAAATGCGACATCCTCGTCTGATATGCGGCGAAATATCTTCAACACTAGTTCCGGAGTTAAAGTGAGTGAAAGATTTGACGATTCGTCGGATTTGTCATCTTCTTTCCATTGAGCGATAAGAGTTGCGATGTCTTCCTTCTTAATAGATGTGGGACGCTTACATCCACATCCGTCAATTGTATCTTCACCACATCGTTTGATTTTGCTGGCAAGTGAGAATACGAACGCCCAGCGTGCTTCTGGTGTCATATCATAGACATGTTTGTATTTTTCTTTATCAATTAAGATTTTGCTACATTTAAAACAAATACAGCGAAGAATTTTCATAATCGTTCCAAAATATTGGATATAGAATATAGGACGGCCCAATTCAATGTGCCCGAAATAACCGGGTGTTTGCATATAGTCCAATCCATCTGTAGGACAAATTAATCCGGGTTCAAGCACACCCATGCGTGGGTCAAATAATCCATTGGCGACAGGTTTGTTATTGATATAAGTATCCTTGCTTGTTATTTCTACGACGGAACCTTTGCGGATTTCATCGGGGGATAAGATACTAAATTGAATTCCAATAACCTTTGAAGGCGTTTTTTTAATATGAACTTGATTTGACGACATCCCTCCTTATAAATACCATACAAGATTTAAATTGTTTTTTATTTCAATTTTTTATGAATGTATGTATGAGTTTGTCGTGTATTTTGACATTTGTGTATTTTGACATTTGTATATTTTGACATTTGTATATTTTGACATTTGTATATTTTGACATTTGTATATTTTGAGTTTTGACATTCGTCTTATTACTTTCCATAAAAATTGAATTAAATAGTAACAGATTATTTATATCTATATATCCACATTTAAAGAGCTTACAATATGCAATCT